CCTGCAAAAGAAATTGAAGCAGCTAAACAATCTATGTCTAGCTTTGCTTTTAGGCAAGAGTTCTTAGCATCATTTGAAGCAGCAAGTAGAGATATTTTTAAAGAAGACTGGATAAAAATAGATGAAGATGAGCCTAGTGATGGTCGTTATTTTATTACAGTTGACTTGGCTGGCTTCATTAATGTCGATAAAGAGTCGGGCAATAAGAATAGCAAACTAGATGAAACAGCAATAGCTGTTGTTAAAGTTCACGAAGGTGGTTGGTGGGTAGCAGACATTGTTCATGGTCGCTGGGACATTAAAGAGACTTGCGATCAAATTATTAAGACAGTGATAAAGTATGAACCAGTTGCTGTTGGTATTGAAAAAGGAAGTTTAAAGAACGCAGCTCTTCCATACCTTATGGATTTAATGAGAAGGCATAATCATTATTTTAGAATAGATGATGTCACTCATGGAAACCAAAAGAAAACTGATCGAATTGTATGGGCTCTTCAAGGTAGATTTGAACATGGTAAGGTAACACTTAATATGGGAGAATGGAACAATGAGTTTATTGATCAGCTGGTTAATTTTCCTAATCATTTGCTTCATGATGACTTGGTGGATGCTTTAGCATACATAGACCAAATTCAAGTAGTAGAGTATTTCCAAGATTATGAAGATGAAGAATTTCAAGTAATAGATGTAATATCAGGATATTAAAAGGAAACCAAATGGCACAAAATAAATTAGTTGACTGGGTAATGGAATATGTCGAAGATTGGCGAAACCATCGAGATACTAATTATCTTACTGACTGGAAAGAGTTTGAAAGACTTTGGAGAGGTGAATGGGCTGCTGAGGATCGTCTAAGAGATTCAGAAAGAAGCCGTATAACATCTCCTGCTTTACAGCAAGCCATTGAGAACCATACAGCTGATATTGAAGAAGCAGTGTTTGGTCAAGGCGATCACCTATTTGATATTGATGATGACATGATGGATAGAGATCCTCGTGATGTAGAATATCTTAAAGCCTACATGAAAGAGAAATTTAAAAAGAATAAAATCCGTAAAGCAGTTGGAGACATTACTCTTTTAGCTTCTATCTATGGTACTGGTATTGGTGAGATTACAACTAAAAAGATTAAAGAACTTGTTCCAGCAACAAGACAACTACCTGAAGTTGATGCTGTAGCAGTTGGTGTAGAAGAAAAAGAAACTGTAGTAGTTGGATTAAAACCAATTTCTCCACAAAACTTTCTTATTGATCCAACAGCAACATCTATTGATGATGCACTTGGTGTAGCTATTGAAGAATTTGTATCAGCACACAAGGTTGCTGAAAATGTTAAGTCAGGTGTTTATAAAGATACTGAGATTGAAGATGACTCAACGCCTGATAGAGATTTAGAAGCATCATGGCTTGATGAAGACTATAAAGATGATAAGATTAAACTTATCCGTTACTATGGTTTAGTGCCAGCTTCTTTACTTGACGCTAAAGAAGATGAGATTGAAGACATCTTAGGTGAAGGTGATCAGTCTGATCTTATGGAAGAATATGGCGACTTAGTAGAAGCTATTATTGTTATTGGTAATGACACTCAATTATTAAAAGCTGAACGCAGTCCTTACATGATGAAGGATCGTCCAGTAATTGCTTACCAAGATGATACAGTTCCTAATAGATTTTGGGGTAGAGGTGTTGCAGAGAAAGGCTACAATATGCAAAAAGCTATTGATGCTCAACTCCGTAGCCATCTTGACTCACTAGCACTTACAACTGTACCTATGATGGGTATGGATGCTACTCGACTCCCTCGTGGATCTAAGTTTGAAATTAAACCAGGTAAGAGTGTTCTTACTAATGGTAATCCATCTGAGATTTTAATGCCATTTAAGTTTGGTCAAACAGATGGTGGAAACATTCAGACTGCACAAGCATTTGAAACAATGCTATTACAAGCTACAGGTACATTAGATTCAGCAGCTATGCAAACACAACCTGCTGGTGGTGAACTATCTGTAACTCTTTCTAGCATCCTCAAGAAAAATAAACGCACATTAGTAAACTTCCAAGATCAATTCCTTATCCCATTTATTGAGAAGGCAGCTTGGAGATTTATGCAGTTTAATCCTGAAGAGTTCCCAGTTAAAGATTGGAAATTTATTCCGTCTTCAACATTAGGTATGTTAGCTCGTGAAGTAGAACAACTACAAATCATTAACCTACTTAAAACTCTTGGCTCAGATAATCCAATTACACCAATCCTTATCCAAGGTGTTATTGCTAATTCTAGCCTTCCTAATAAGAATGGTTTATTACAGCAAATTGCTCAAGCAACTGCACCTAACCCACAACAACAACAAATGCAACAAATGGCTATGCAGTTACAAATGCAAGATGCTCAGTCTAAAGTTGAGAAAACTATGTCAGAAATTCAAGTTAATAAGACTGTTGCTGCTAAAAATGTGGTCGATATTCAGACTAAACCACAAGAAACGCAAGCTAAACTTATGACTGCTATCTCTACAAACCTACCAAATGAGGATGATAAAATATCCGCAGAGTTCGATAGAAGAGTAAAAATAGCTGAATTAATGCTTAAAGAAGCTGATATGGATCAAAATCTAGAGATTGTCAAGCAACAAATGCAATCTAGTAACAAACCCTTGACAAATTAAGATTTCTATGCTATAATTGTTATATAAACTCTCATTATACACTACTTTTATTAAAAAGGCAATAGATGGATCGAGAATTACAAGAATACTACGAAAATAGATTTAGCACTATGGCTACAAAAGGTTGGGAAGACTTCATAGAAGACACTCAAAACCTATTTGATACATACAATAAAATTAATACGGCTGACTCGTTTGAAGAGTTTCATAAACGAAAAGGTCAAATAGACATACTTCAATGGATTCTGTCGCTTAAAGGTGCTTCAGAGCAAGCCTACGAGGAGTTAAAAAATGAAGAAGTTGTTTGAGTTCCATTGTTCCACTTGTGATAATCACTTTGAGGAACTAACGGAGTACACACAAACTTTTCCATGCCCCAAATGCAACTCTAACGCTGATAAACTTATTAGCACACCTAGAGTTAAATTAGAGGGTTGGTCAGGAAGCTTTCCAAGTGCAGCTGATGCTTGGGATAAAAAGCGTAAACAAAAATTGGCTGAAGAACAAAAGCAGAATGCCGCTTGAAATTCTTTCCTAAAATGCTAAACGCACAGGAGAAATAATATGGCAGGATTAATAGATGAAGTGTTAATAAATGGATTGGAAGCTTCTAGTCTCGAAGACAAGGCTCACGACTTAAAGGTCGAAGAACCCAAAGTTGAAGAGAAAGTAGAAACCACCCCAATAGAGGATGTCCCTGACAAATATCGTGGTAAATCACTAAAAGATATTGTCTCGATGCACCAAGAAGCTGAAAAGCTAATAGGTCGTCAAGGCAGTGAAGTTGGTGAACTGCGAAAAGTAGTCGATGACTTTATTAAGACTCAAACAACTAAGGAATCCAAGACACAAGAAGCAACAGAAAATGATGATGATTTTTTCATTGAACCTAAATCTGCAGTAAAAAGGGCAATTGACAATCATCCTGCAATTAAAGAAGCACAGACTCAAGCATTAATGATGAAAAGGGAACAAACTCTTTCTCAGCTTAAATCTGAATTTCCTAATGTAGGTGAAGTTGTACAATCTCCTGAGTTTGCTGAGTGGATTAAGAATTCAAGAGTCCGTACAGAGTTATTTGCTAGAGCAGAGACACAGTTTGACTATGATTCTGCTAAAGAACTTCTCTCTACATGGAATGATAAACAATCTATCACTAAAAAAGTAGCAGAAACATCTAAAGTTGACCGAGACCAGCAATTAAAAGCTGCTGATATTGGAAGCCAAGGAGCTACTGAATCTGTTGCGAAGAAGAAATATCGTCGAAGCGATATTATTAAACTAATGCAATCCGATCCTGATAAATATGATGCTATGTCTCAAGAGATTATGGCAGCATACCGAGAGGGTCGTGTAATTTAACTTTTTAGAAAAGGATTTATATCATGGCTTTAGGTACCGATCAAGTTACCATTACCACAGCAGCAACCTTTATTCCAGAAATTTGGAGTGACGAGATTGTTGCTGCGTACAAAAAGAACTTAGTAGCTGCAAATTTATTTAAAAAAATGTCTTTCGCTGGTAAAAAAGGTGACACTGTTCATCTTCCTTCACCAACAAGAGGCTCTGCAGCTATTAAAGCAGCAAATACACAAGTTACTCTTATTGCAGCAACTGAAGCAGACATCGCTGTTTCAATTGACAAGCATTATGAGTATTCACGCTTAATCGAAGATATTGTCGAAGCACAAGCTCTTTCATCACTCCGTCGTTTCTACACAGATGATGCTGGTTATGCTTTAGCAAGACAAGTTGACACATCATTAATCCAATTAGGTCGTACATTCAATGGCGGCTCAGGTGCTACTTATGGTGGTGCATATATTGGTGGTGATGGTACTACTGCTTATAACTCAGGTACTCCTAATGCTTCTGCATTAACATCTGCTGGTATTCGTAGAACTGTACAACGCTTAGATGATGCTGATTTACCAATGGAAGGTCGTTTCTTCTTGATTCCTCCTTCAGCAAGAAACACATTAATGGGTATTAACGAGTACACAGCTCAATCCTTCGTGGGTGAAGTTGGTGCTGGTAATACAATCCGTAATGGTGAAATTGGTTCATTATATGGTATCCCAGTGTTTGTTTCTTCAAATGCTGATACTGCAACTGGTGCTGCTCGTATTGCCCTAATGGGTCATAAAGATGCAGCTGTGTTAGTTGAACAACAAGGTGTTCGTTCACAAACACAATACAAACAAGAATACCTCGGTACTCTATACACTGCAGATACACTCTATGGTGTTAAAGAGCTTCGTGATGGTGCTTGTTTCGCTTTAGCAGTTCCTGCTTAATGCAACTTAGCCCTTCGCAAGAGGGGCTATTTTTATGTTTATTCAATGAGTGAACATAAAGATAACAAGGAGATCAATATGCAAGTCAGAG